GCACGATCACAACCGAGTTGACATTTATCCTTGGCCCAAAGCCCGATGCCAACTACACAGTCGAGTTGCATTACTACTACTACCCTGATTCAATTGTGCAAAGCCCCGTTGCTGTTTTGGGCGCAATTACTGGTGGCAGCGCATATACGGCGGGTACTTATTTTAATGTGCCCTTAACTGGCGGTACAGGTAGCGGGGCACTAGCAACGATTACTGTTTCTGGCGGCGCGGTAACGGCTGTAACTATCACAAATGGCGGCTTGCAGTATACAGCGGGTGGGTCTTTGTCAGCTTCCGCTACAAATATTGGTGGGACAGGTTCTGGCTTTTCAGTGTTAATTAACACTGTAACTAACTCTGATGGGCAATCATGGCTTGGTGATAACTTTGATTCTGTACTGCTGTATGCGTCTTTAGTTGAGGCTTACACCTACATGAAGGGCGAGGCAGACATGATGGCGCTATACAACCAGAAGTTCATGGAAGCTCTTGCGTTGGCCAAGCGTTTGGGTGATGGTATGGAGCGTCAAGACGCTTACCGTTCTGGTCAGTTCCGTCAGAAGGTGACTTGATATGTCAATTATCCAAACCCAGACCACTAGCTTTAAGGCGCAGTTGTATCAAGGTATTCATGACCTGACAACTGACGTTATTAAGATTGCCTTGTACACAGCCAGCACGGATTTAAACGAAGACACAACTGTGTACAGCGCGACCAATGAAGTGGCTAACACGGGTACTTATTCTGCTGGTGGGGCAACATTGACACCTATCACAGTCAGCACTTCAGGGTACACGGCCTATGTCGGGTTTCCTAATATATCTTGGACTGCCGCATTAACAGCAAGGTGTGCCCTGATCTATAACTCCAGCCAAGGCAACAAATCCATAGCTGTTTTAGACTTTGGGTCTGACAAAACTTCTACAATTACATTTACAATCACAATGCCAGCAAACACCGCTACGGCGGCTCTTATCAGGAGTTCAAATTGATTACTACAACAAAAGGCGATATGGATGAATCTTTGCTTGAAAAACGCGAAGGTTCATTGGATAATGACAACGAGTCAACCACATGGGTGGAGTATTGGTTGGATGGAGAACTTGTTCACCGTTCGGTACATGTTCAACTAAAGAAATCGGTGGGGCTTAAACTTGAAGCCGCATCTTTCAGTTAATTTTTAAAGGAGCCAATCATGGCAAATACGCAATCAATGTGCACCTCGTTTATGAGCCAGCTTATGCTTGGTGAGCATCAACTTGGCACTGCAACGCTTGTTTCACGCAGCAGTTTGACTGCACCAACTACAGATACACTTAAAGCGGCTTTGTATTTGGCTTCAGCTACTGTAAATGCTTCTACTACGGCGTATTCCGCAACAAACGAAGTATCTGGTACAAACTACACTGCTGGGGGTGTGACGGTAACTAATGCAACCGCGCCAACTTCAACTAACTCTTCAGCAACTGCTGGCGTGGCGTTTTTTACCCCGTCGGCTTCCCTCACATATACCACCGTAACCTTGGCTACGGCGTTTGATGCCGTGTTGATTTATAACAACACGCAATCTAACAAGGCAATTAGTGTTCACACCTTTGGATCACAGACTGTGACTGCTGGCACGTTTACTTTGACGATGCCTTCAAACACAACGACCACTGCGCTGATCCGTTTGGCTACAACCTAATATAGTTAAGTCATGGCCACCGCGTGGGGAAGTGGCACGTGGGGCAGTAACGACTGGGGTGGGACAAATGTAAATGTTACCATCTCGGGTGTTGCCGCGTCCGGCCAAACTGGTAACACTGCTGGGTCAAAAACAGTAGCGCTTACTGGCGTCTCCGCGTCTGGTCAGGTAGGAACTAATTTACCCAGATCTACATGGGGAAGTGGCGCGTGGGGCAGTAACGACTGGGGCGGGGTAAGCGTAACTGCTTCTATCTCAGGCGTTTTTGCAAGCGGCCAAATAGGTAACACTAGTGGGTCAAGAACCATAGCGCTTACGGGCGTCTTTGCGTCTGGTCAGGTAGGAACCAATTTACCCCAATATACATGGGGCGCTGATGCTTGGGGTAGCGGTGATTGGGGCGGGGTAAATCGTATAGCCGCTATTACCGGCGTGTCTTCCACGGGGTCGGTAGGATCAGTCAGGGGCGGTGCTCTTGTTAATGGTGTTTCAGCCACAGGCTCTGTTGGGTCTGTCGGCAAGACTATTTCTGTTGCCGAGAATGGCGTAGCCGCAAGCGGTGCGGTAGGTACTCTTGGCTTTACGAAGAGCGGCACTGTTGCACTGACAGGCGTATCCGCCACAGGTAACGTTGGCAATGTCTCTGATAGCACATCCGCCCAAGAAGATGGCGTTGTAGCTACAGGTGCGGTAGGCTCGGTCGGCAAGTCCATAACCGTTGCTGAGAACGGTGTAGCGGCTACAGGCGCAGTAGGTTCCGTTGCGGTTGGGGCACGTACTGTTGCCCTTTCTGGCGTTGCTGCTACCGGCAACGTTGGCTCACTTGGCAAGTCCATAACAGTCGCAGAAAATGGCGTTTCAGCCACAGGTGCGGTAGGCTCTGTTGTTGGCGGCCAAAGAATTACAGGTGTATCCGCCACAGGTGCAGTCGGCTCTGTTGGTAAGTCAATTACCGTTGCCGAGAACGGTGTAGCCTCTACAGGCGCTGTTGGCACAACAGGGGTCACTCGCACCAAGGCCATTACAGGAAACGCTGCTACAGGCGCTGTAGGCTCGCTGAGCCCCTCTATTGTGCAGGCAGTGGCCATCACAGGCGTATCTGCTACTGGAGCCGTAGGCTCTGTTGGCAAGAGTATTACAGTTGCAGTAAGCGGCGTATCTGCCACAGGAGCCGTAGGCTCTGTTGGTAAAACAATCACTGTTGCAGAAAATGGTGTATCCGCTACAGGAGCCGTAGGTTCTGTTTCTTTCACTCGGGCAATATCTGGTGTAGCGGCTACCGGCGCTGTTGGCTCTGTTGGTTCTTCTAGGACAGTAGCGGTCTCTGGCGTATCCGCCACAGGTGCCGTCGGCTCACTTGGTAAGACTATTACCGTCGCAGAAAATGGCGTTTCAGCCACCGGCGCTGTTGGTTCTGTTTCTTTCACTCGGGCAATATCTGGCGTATCCGCTACGGGAGCCGTTGGTTCTGTTGGTTCTTCTAGGACAGTAGCGGTCTCTGGCGTCTCCGCCACAGGTAACGTTGGGAATGTCTCTGACAGCACATCCGCGCAAGAAAATGGAGTTGTTGCTACTGGCGCGGTAGGTACGGTAGGCTCTTCTAGGACAGTGGCAGTTTCTGGCGTATCTGCTACGGGGCAAGTTGGTTCCGTTGCGGTTGGGGCACGTACTGTCGCACTTTCTGGTGTTGCAAGCGTTGGCGCAGTTGGTTCGCTGGGTAAAACAATTTCAGTTGCTCTGAGTGGTGTTTCCGCCACCGGTGCTGTAGGCTCGGTTTCTTATGCGCAGACACTGATTGGTGTGTCTGCTACGGGTGCGGTAGGTTCTGTTGGTTCTTCTAGGACAGTCGCTGTTTCTGGCGTATCTGCTACAGGCGCGGTGGGTAATCTGCTTGATAGCACTTCTGCGCAGGAAAATGGTGTTGTAGCTACGGGTGCTGTTGGATCGGTCGGGTCTTCTAGGACTGTAGCTGTATCTGGCGTATCTGCTACGGGTCAAGTTGGGTCTGTCGCAGTCGGCGCTCGTACTGTTGCAATTTCTGGCGTGTCTGCTACAGGCAGTGTTGGTTCTGTTGGCGTAAACATTTTGGTCGCCGAGAACGGCGTGTCTGCTACGGGTCAGGTCGGATCGGTTTCTTACAGTCGAGCTATCTCAGGCGTATCTGCCACAGGTCAGGTTGGCTCAGTTGCTGTTGGTGCTCGTTCCTTAGCCCTGACTGGTGTATCCGCCACAGGCGCAGTTGGTGATTTGCTTGATAGCACTTCCGCACAAGAGAACGGTGTTGTAGCCACGGGTGCAGTAGGGTCTGTAGGCTCGTCCAGAGTTGTTGCCATCACAGGCGTGTCGGCTACGGGTCAAGTTGGAACAATCAGCGTTGGCGCAGTTTCTGTAGCGTTGTCTGGCGTTGCGGCTACTGGCGCGGTAGGTTCTGTTGGTGTAAATATCTCCGTCGCAGAGAACGGTGTCTCAGCTACCGGTCAAGTTGGCTCTGTAAGTTACTCACGGGCTATCACAGGCGTATCTTCTACAGGCGCAGTGGGTACAGTTAGCCCAGTCAACTCAATCGCTCTCACGGGTGTATCCGCTACGGGTCAGGTTGGTTCTGTGGCCATCGGTGCGCGTACCGTCGCCTTGACTGGTGTGTTGGCTACAGGTGCAGTGGGTAGCGTTGCGGATTCCACCTCCACAGGCGAAGACGGCGTTGTTGGTATGGGTCAGGTTGGATCAGTTGGTAGCTCTCGCGCAGTTGCTTTAACTGGTGTATCCGCCACGGGTCAAGTTGGAACAGTTTCTGTAGCTGCCCGTTCTATTGCACTGACAGGAGTTTTTGCCACTGGTCAGGTGGGCGATCTTGCAGATTCAACTTCTGCTGGTGAAGACGGTGTTGTTGGTACAGGTCAAGTCGGAACCGTTAGTAGCTCTCGCTCTGTTGCTCTGGTTGGTGTAACAGCCACAGGCGCGGTTGGCACAGTAGCTAACGGTGGTCTCTCTGCGGCTCTGTCAGGCGTATCCGCCACAGGCGCTGTTGGTTCCGTAGCGGGCGTTACATCGGTTGCCCTTACTGGTGTTCAAGCCGCAGGCGCAGTTGGTAGCGTAGCGGTTGGTGCCCGTACAGTTGCCTTGATTGGCGTGTCTGCTACAGGCGCAGTTGGCTCTGTGTTGGATAGCGCTTCCATACAAGAAGACGGTGTCGTGGCTACAGGTTCTGTAGGTACAGTTGGCATCGTTCATACACAGGATTTGACTGGCGTATCAGCTACAGGTGCAGTTGGAACACTCTCGGTTGCGGAGCGTGCTGTAGCTTTGTCAGGCGTATCTGCCACAGGCACTGTTGGCACAGTTTCCCCAGCTATCACGGTGGACTTGTCTGGTGTGTCTGCTACAGGCGCAGTGGGATCTGTAGAGGCAGGCAAGTCTGCTGAACTTTCTGGCGTATCTGCTACCGGCGCAGTTGGTACAGTTTTGGCAAGTTCTTCAGAGCAAGAAGATGGTGTTGTCGGTATAGGCCAAGTAGGTACGGTTGGTATTGATGTTACAGTGGCCATCTCTGGTGTTGCAGCCACAGGCGCTGTAGGTAACGTTGAGTTCAACAAAATTGTCGGTTTGTCAGGTGTTTCTGCCACTGGTCAGGTTGGAACAGTCCTTGGTCAGCGCTTGGTTCAGATCACCGGCAACCAAGCAATGGGCGCGGTCGGCGATTTTGCTGTATTTTATTGGTCGTTAATTGATGACAGCGAAGCCGCAAACTGGCAGAATGTAGTTGACACGCAGTCTGCAAACTGGCAGAACAGTAATAATGCGCAAGCATTGGTGTGGCAAAATACAGATAATTCGCAGTCTTCTGGCTGGGCGGGAGTTGATAACGCTCAGAGTTCTGAGTGGGTACCTATCGACACAAATTAGGAGCATTTAAATGGCAGCAACGACAACTCTTTTAGACTTAGTCACCCCCACACAGGGAACGCTCTCGGGTACGTGGGGCGACACAGTCAACTACGGTATTTCTGATTACCTTGATATTGCCATCGCAGGCACATTATCTTTTGCGGGTGACGGCTCTATTACTCTGACAAATACCATAGGTAGTGCGGCAGGAAACAATATTGGATCGACTACGGGTCAGTACATGGTGATTCGTGTCACCGGCACGCTGACAACCCCCAAGATAATTACTGCCCCAAGCCGTAGCAAGCTGTACTTGGTGGACAACGCCGCTACTGGCAGCACGGTTTCTTTTATCCGTTCGGGTCAAACCCCGCCCGTGTCAATTGCCGCTGGCGAATCTTGTTTTGTCTACTACAACGGCACAGATTACATTAAGGTAACGTCTGACTTGATACTGGGCGGTTACACAACTACAGCTACAGCCGCAGGCACTACAACATTAACTGCCGCTAGTACCCAAAATCAGTTCTTTACCGGCACCTCGACCCAGACAGTTGTGCTTCCAGTCGCATCAACTTTGGTTTTAGGTGCGGCGTTTTCTATCCATAACAACTCAACGGGCGATTTAACAATTAACTCGTCTGGCGGCAACTTGGTTGCGACGGTAACAGCCAACACAACTTTTACGTTTACTTGTATTCTGACTTCTGGGACAACTGCCGCTTCTTGGGATTCAGACGTTACAGGTTTTACTTCAACACTGCCAGTAGTTCGCGGCGGTACGGGGCTGTCTTCTGGCACATCTGGCGGTATTTTGGCTTACACAGCCGCTGGTACTTTAGCTTCTTCTGCTGCTTTGGCGGCAAACAATGTAGTGGTTGGTGGCGGTGCAGGCGCTGCTCCATCTTCTACAAACTTGCTGGCTATTTCTGCTGCGGTAACAACAGGCAACTACATTAAGGCAATTGGCTACGCCGACACAGTAACTGCTTTAGGTAATACAGGCACGGCCATCAACCTTGATGTAACAAGTGGCGGTGTTTTTACTGCAACACTTAATGGTAACGCCACAATTACTTTGCGCTACCCAGTGGCAACAGGCGCTTCTTCTTTTATACTTATTTTGACAAATGACGCAACACCCAGTAGAACCGTTGCTTTTTCTGGTGGTACATTCAAGTACCCCGGTGGTTCGGTAACACGCACTACAACGGCCAATGCTATTGATATTTGGTTTTTCTTTACCCCAGACGGCGGGACAACGTATTACGCGTCCATCCCAATGGCTAACCTTTCTTAACTAGGAGCACAACATGGCTTTAACACCTGAAAAACAAGCTGATTTAGATTTTCAAACCGCATTAAACGCAATGCAGATGCAGGGCATGTTAACGACGCAAACACGCCAATCAAAACTTGAAGCCGTCCGTCTGGCTAAAGAAACTTTGATTGAAAATGCACGAAGCAAAGCTGTGGACGAGCGCGCAGTAACAGCGCAAGACATTGTCGCGTACGCACAAACTTTGGTTACCTACGTAGAGTCTTGATGGATTTCTACAGCTACTTCCCGTCTACTGTTTATAGGGAAGAACACCCCGAATGGGTTGAGCACACACTAAAAGCGTGCGAAAAACATTTTGGGTGGATGCAAGAGCAGCGTAGGGAATTGCCTAAAGCGTTCCCTGTGTTACAGACAGGGCCCATGGCAAATGATCCTGATCTTGCATTTTTAGCAGAGTACTTTCAAGCTGCAGGCATGGAAATTTTGAGACGTCAAGGCTACGACGTTGATAAGTACGAATTTTACGTTTCTGGTATGTGGGGACAGGACATTAAATGCCACGGGGGGCACAGCCCCCATGTGCACAAACACAGCCAACTGTCTGGGTTTTTCTTTATGGAAACCCCGCAAGGGGGTTCTTACCCCGTCTTCCTTGACCCCCGTCAAGGAAAAGCCATGGTGGAGTTGGACATACTCCCGTCCGAAGAAGTTACGGACGCCTGTAACGCCGTGCATTTCAACAACGTTAAGCCGGGTACTTTAATGCTGTTTAGTTCTTGGTTGTCGCATCAGTTAACCGTAAACGAGGCCAACACGCCCTCAAAGTTTATCCATTTGATTTTGGCACATAAAGACAAGGCACAGTAATGCAGTATGTAATGACTCCATACTCAACACCAATGGAGCCGCTTGCGTGGTGGGATGGTGCTTTTACGGAGTCAGAATTAGACTGGCTTCAAAATTACGCAAAGAGCTCAGACACCGCTGCTTTTGTCGGCGGGCGTGAAAATAATAGCGTTAACAAGAGTATACGGCGGTCTCAAGTTTCTTGGTTGCAGAACACGCAAGAGGCCACGTGGGTGTTTGCTAAGCTTGCGGATGTGGCCTCAGAATTAAACGCTAAATTTTTTAGATTTGATTTGACCGGCTTTGGTGAAGCTCTTCAAATGACAAACTACAACTCTAGCGAAGGTGGCATGTACGGCTGGCATGTAGACTACGGTGGTAATATTAGTCGTAAGCTATCTTTAGTAGTGCAGTTATCACACCCCACGGATTATGAAGGCGGAGAGCTTCAATTAAAAACCGATGCAAATGGCCTGACGGTTAAAAAGCAACGCGGGTTTATTGTGGCTTTCCCATCGTATGTATTGCACCAAGTTACCCCCGTAACAAAAGGCAATAGACAATCACTTGTAGCTTGGATTTCAGGGCCACCATTCAAATGAACGCAGAATACAAAGACTTCATTGCTGTGTACTCGGATGTATTTCCAAAAGGGTATTGTCAGCACCTTATTCAAGAGTTTGAAAGACTCGCTTCTGGTGGTGCGGGGGTAGACCGGCAGCAAGGAGAAAATGCACCTAAGCATGCCAAGAATGACTTGCAGCTTGGATTAAATATTAAAGCGCATTATGCCGAAAAATTTGAGTCTAAAGACGCGGTTGATTTTTTCTTCCATGGGTTACAAACTTGTTTTGACCAGTACGTTAAAGAGTACTCAGTGTTAAAAGAAGGCCCAGTAAAAGCAACTGTTATGAAGATGCAACGCACATCGCCGGGTGGCGGCTACCATATCTGGCACAGCGAACAAGGCCCGGGAATCCACGCTAACCGCGTAGCGGTGTACATGCTATACCTTAATACGTTAGCGCCAGAAGAGGCGGGTGAAACAGAATTTTTATACCAGCAAACGCGTGTTCGCCCACAAGAAAATACAATGGTTATCTGGCCTGCCGCCTATACCCACGCGCATCGAGGCAACACTGTTTTTGGCAAGCAAGATAAATACATCGTAACCGGTTGGTTTTACTATGACTGATTTTGAAAAAAATAGCTGTGTTTTGGTCAAGGGGTTTTTAGACCCTCAAGGTGTTGACACAGTTTCTCGCTACATGGAGTTTGCGTTAAACCAAAGAAACTTCCAAAGTGGTGGCGATCCAATTAGCCGCTACTACGTTTATGCCGATCCTTTGATTGAGACAATACTGCATAACTCTTTACCTCACATGGAAGAGATAACGGGCAAGTCTCTGTACCCCACATATTCTTACTCAAGGATATACATGAAGGGTGATGAGCTTGAACCGCATACAGATCGGGAGTCTTGTGAGGTTTCGGTTACCGTGCACGTGGCGACAAAAGGCAAAGAGTGGCCTATTTGGATGAAAGTTTTGGGCAAAGCGCCAATATCTTTTGTGCTTGAGCCCGGAGACGCAGTAGTGTATAAAGGATGTGAAGTCACGCACTGGCGAGAAAAAGCCGTTGACACAGAAGTTAATGTTCAGTTTATGATGCACTATGTAGATCAACACGGGCCACACGCGGCATTTAAATGGGATAAACGCCCAGCGTTAGGGCTTGGTTCAAAATTTAAAGGGGTTTGAAATGCCTATTGGAACATCAAAAATTGGTGTGCTTGGTGGTAAACCAATTGTCCCTGCGGGGTCACAGACGTTTAATACTACCGGCACGTTTACGGTACCTATTGGGGTGACTAAGGTAAGCATTACTGGCAAAGGCGGCACTGGTGCTGCAGGCGGGTCTGGTAATTCTGGAAATGCAGGTGCTGGGGGTGCTGGGGGTGGAGGAGCTGCTGCACTGTCTTCTTCTACCCCTTGCGGCTGTTGTTACACAAACTATTCCGGCATCAATGGCGGCAATGGTGGCTCTGGAGGTGGCGGAGCTTCCGGCGGCAATTACGGTTGTTTCGGAGGTGGCGCGGGCGTTACTGGTAATGCTGGTAGTTCAGGTAGTGCGGGTAGTCCCGGCGCTGCTGGCAACGCCTCTACCGGTCTGTCGCAGACGTTTAACGGGGGCAATGGTGGCACCGCTGGCAATGGCGGTACCGGAGGTGTAGGTGGGTTTGGGGGTGCGGGTGGCTTATGGGGGTTTAGAAACTCAAATGAAGCTATTTCTAGAAACGTAGACACATGTAGCCCGGGCCCTTCAGGTTTGCCTTTCCCCACACAAATTGCTAACCCGAGAGTGGGTGGTTTTGCCTACGGCGGTGGCACAAACTCTAAGGGCGGTGGTGGCTCTGCCGCATGTAATCAAGGCGGTTTTAACTGCTTTAACCAAGCCGCCCCGCGAGGTTCTGCGGGTAATCCCGGAGGGGGTGCGGGCGGTAACTCCGCATATCCCGGATCAGGCACCGGAGGTGATGGAGGCAACGCTTTTAGCCCAAGAGCTGGTGGTGGTGGTGGTGGTGGGGGCGCCTCGCCATATAACGCTAAACCCGGATTCTCTCCCTCCGCTAGTCCCGTTCCGGGTAATGGTAATTTTTATGGCAGTGGTGCAAACGGCGGCTGGGCGGGCGCAGCGGGGAATGCTGGAAATCCCGGAAACCCCGGCAATGCGGCAACTCCTTCTGCAGTTAATTGTTTAACTGTTACACCCGGCGGTTCTTACCCAGTTGTAGTTGGTGGCCCCTCTGGAGGGCAAGTCAATATTTCATGGAATACGCAATGAAAAAAACTGACAAACAAAAGAAACTTGACGCCATTCTTGCAAAACAAGATGTTGCTAATTTTGAGTCCAGCTTGACACGCGCACGATCTGTAACGCTTGGTACTGCTTTTGGTGGCGTAACCGAGATTAGCATGCGCAGTCAGGAAGGGTATGTTACATGGGCTCCGCTACAACCAATAGAAGTAATTGAACTGATCCATCAACTTGCTGCAAACGTTGGTTGTCATATAAATGTTCAGCCTAGAGATGACTTTTCAAGCTGGCGTGAATGGCGAGTTACTGAGCAGGAAAAATTACACTTAAATGGACGTCCCCCTTTCCCAAATGATATGGCTCTGCACAACCATGTTGGAGCTACACTACCTTTGGCTGCTGAACAGCCCGGATTGCAAATTGAAACGCCCATAAAGGAGCAAGAAAATGTTGTGGCAACTAAAAAAACTGTCGGACGGAAGCGCATTAAACACCCCGCAAAAACTCCCTGAAAATTGGGGGCCTATTTTTGGTATGGCCGGTATTCAAGACCGGCTTGGGGATCTATCTTGGCTTGGTGAAGCGTACGCTGACCAAGGGTGGGTTGTTGTGGGGGACGCTCCTGCGGGCCCTGCGCAGTCCAGCGAAGCCGATCTAGCTTGGAATACGGCTAAGCAATTACTTAGCGAGTCGGATTGGACAATGCTGCTTGACGTGCCTATGACGGCGGGCGATAAAGCCTTATGGGTTGAGTATCGCCGCGCTCTGCGTGAGATTCGTCTGCAAGCAGGATTCCCTGCAGGTATTCAGTGGCCTTCAAAGCCTGCATGAATAAGTACTTAATTAGGTTTAACAAAACCCGTGGGCAAGAAGGGCGCGGCTCTGAGGCCCACGTGTGGCGCGTGTTTGAAAATGACGTAGAGTATTTAGCTAAAGACGTTATGATTAACGTGCCAAGTTGGGGTGAAACAGACGGGCCAGACTGGAACATAGCTTGCAAAGGCTTTATGCAAATGGTGCCTGTGGCCGAATTGATTATCATCAACGCTGTGGAGTAGCCATGTGGGACTGGGCTGAAGCAATCATTGCCGCAGCCTGTTTAGCCTGCTTTGTAATAGCAGGTACATACCTTGTTGTTATTTTTTGGCCATAATGAAATGGTGTTTGACGTTACTTTTGCTATTTATGCCGGGAGCGTCAAGCCAGCAAGATAGGAAGACTGAGTACCGCTGTGTGCGATGGGCATGGACAGGTGATGTGTATAACCGAAAAGTTTGGTGTCTTGAGTGGAAAAAGATTGAAAAATGATCGACCCGATAACCGCGTTAGCTGGTATTCAGTCCGCAGTAAAACTGATAAAGCAAGCGTCTAAAACGGTTGATGACGTAGCTTCGCTCGGCCCTCTGTTAGGTAAGTATTTCAACGCCAAGTCTGATGCTACCAAAGCGGTTGCAGAGTCAAAGAAAAAAGGCGGCTCGTCTATGGGCGCGGCTATGCAGATTGAGTTGGCTTTAGAGCAAGCCCGTGAATTTGAAAAAAGCGTGGAACTACTGTTTTTTCAAGCAAATAAAATGGATGTGTGGGCTAGGATTAAAGCCAGAGCCGCCGCAAGTGACATAGAAGATGCGCACAACGCTAGGCGTGAAAAGGAAGCGGCTGAACGTAAAAAGAAAGCAGACCAAGAAGACCTAGAACTGGGTTTACTGATTGGCGGTTTAGTTTTAGCACTACTTCTTTCTGCTTATGGCATCTTTGAAGTACTAGACCACTGCGCTCAAAACAGGTGCGGTAGATGAACGAATACCAAAAACACGCGGATATGACTTTCAAGATTGTCGGTGCGTGGTGGGCGGCTAACTTGTTCCTTGACTTCATCAAAATACTGCCAAACTTTATTTCAGACAAGATTGTTAACTCTCTCCTCGGAAGGATTGGGCTATGAGTGACGAGAAACCAGCAGACGTTTTAAGCAAGGTGCTGTCCTATGTGGATAGTCCGTTCAAGTTGTTTGCCTTGGTGCTCATGGCGGTGTTTGCGTTCTCTGGGTATTTTATTTGGCAGAACCAAGCGTTTCTATTTGAAGCGTATAAAGAGAACAGGAAGCTACCCACCATTGCAGAGGATAGGGCAGAAGATGTTGCAGCGCACCTATTTAAAAACACCAATGCAACGGTGGTCGCTATCTTTAAAGTTAACCCGTTGTTTGGGACAAGAGTTTTGCACCGTGCATACACCCGCGAGGGCAGGGAAAAAACGCACGAAGGTTTGGATGTAGGGCTGTTTACACAGAGTTCAGCAAACAATCGTGACGTTGTAGCTTTGATGGCAAATGAGATTCCTTGCAGTGAATACAACGTCCCCCAGAGTGAGATTGGGCTTTGGTACATAGACAAAGGTGTGAAGTTTGGATGCCGTATTAGCGTACCCCCAGAGCAGGGTAGGTTTGTTGGACAGATTACGGTGGGTTGGGATAAAGAACCCAAGGATTTAACTAAGGCGATGGGAATGCTACAGATTGCCAGTAACATGCTTAGTAAAAGCAAACAGTAAAGGACTATAAATGGCCCAGTTTGAACCAGCCTTTGAGCAGATGATGCAGGACGAGGGTGGCTACGTCCTCCATGAAGTCCCCGGCGACACGGGTGGCATGACCTACGCTGGCATTGCCCGTAACAAAAATCCGCAGTGGCCCGGCTGGGCGCTAGTGGACAAAAAAGAAATGGGCGGCTCCTTGACACCTATGGTGCGTGAGTTCTACCGTGTGGAGTTCTGGGACAAGATGCGTGGCAATGAAATCGCCAACCAAGACGTAGCCAACACCATCTTTAACTTTGGTGTAAACGCAGGCATGGGCATGGCGGTAAAGCTGGCCCAGTTGGTTGTCGGCGCTACGCCTGATGGCGGTATTGGGGCAAAGACTGTTGAAAAACTCAATCAGATACCTGACGGCCAGCGGTTTAAAGAGCAGTACGCTTTAGCCAAGATTGCCCGGTACGTAGAGATATGCAACAAGAACCCCGTTCAGGTTAAGTTCCTGAAGGGTTGGCTGAACCGTACATTGAAAGGTTTGAAATGAGCTTGCTTGCCGTTGGATCAATTATTGAAGCTGTTGGTAAGGTTGCAGGCGACCTGATTACCACCGACAAAGAAAAGATGGAAATGGAGATTGAGCAACGTAAGCTCGATCTGGAAGAGAAGCGCATTGACCAAGCCACAGACCTAGCGCAGATTGAAGTCAACAAAATCGAAGCGGCGTCCAGTAGCGTGTTTGTCAGCGGCTGGCGTCCGGCCATTGGTTGGATCGGTGTAGCGGCTATGGGGTATCAGTTTTTGCTTTACCCGTTGTTTCAGTGGGCGTGGAAATACTTGCAGGCTATGGGCTGGGTTCCTGTCGGCATGGATCCCCCTCCGGTACTAGACGCAGACCAGCTTTGGGTGATATTATCAGGCATCTTGGGCATTGCCGGTATGCGTTCTTTTGAGAAGACCAAAGGCGTTGCCAGTAAATAAAGGTAGCCCATGCCATTACAAAAAATCCTGTTTAAGCCGGGCGTGAATAAAGAAAACACCCGCTACACCACCGAGGGTGGTTGGTATGAGGCCGACAAAATTCGTTTCCGTCAAGGTAATCCAGAAGTTATTGGTGGTTGGGAGCCACTGTCTGCTGCTTATTTCCAAGGCGTGTGCCGTTCTTTGTGGAATTGGGCAACGCTTGGCGGCGATAATCTAATTGGTGTTGGTACAAACCTTAAGTTTTATATTGAACTGGGCGGGCTGTACAACGACATTACGCCTATTCGTGCGTCTTCTACAATCAATAACAATCCGTTTGTAGCTACAAATGGCTCTGCCACAATCACAGTCACAGATACTAATCATGGTTGCGTTACTGGGGATTTTGTTACGTTTAGTGGGGCTGTTGGTCTTGGCGGAAATATAACCGCTACGGTATTAAATGCGCAGTATCAGATTACAGTTCTTACTGCAAACACATACACATTTACAGCTTCTGCTACGGCAAACGCAACGGATGCTTCTGGTTCTCCCGGTGGTGGTGCTTCTGTTGTAGCCGCATATCAAGTAAATGTGGGCCCTCCAATCGTTGTTCCGCTAACCGGCTGGGGCGCTGGTACTTGGGGTGAGACAGGTACAACATGGGGTAACGGCGGCACATCTACCTCTGCCCTGCGCTTATGGAACAAGATTAACTACGGCGAAGATTTAGTTTTTGGCCCCCGTGGTGGCGGCATCTACTATTGGGAAGCATCAAGCGGAGTTTCCACCCGGGGCGTGTTACTTAATACACTTGGTGGTACAGTATCCTTTACAAACGCTTCGCCGACTGTGGTGACCTCCACCATACTTTATACCGAAGGCGCTGCGCTACAGTTTGCGGCCACTACATCTTTACCTACAGGCATCAGTGCGGCAACTACGTATTACGCATTTAATGTCAATGGTTTAACATTTAATTTGCTTGACCAAGCTGGTAACATAGTTAATACTTCCTCCACGGGCACCGGGGTGTATGTGTCTCTAATTGTTGACTGCCCTACCGTTCAGAACAATATGACGGTGTCGGATGCTTCTCGCTTCCTGCTAACTTTTGGCTGCAACGACTACAACTCAAGCGTGCTTGACCCCATGTTGATCCGCTGGTCAGCGCAAGACGATATTTATAACTGGACGCCTGACCCCACCAATCAGGCAGGGTTTACCCGCCTATCTCACGGCTCTGAGATCGTTACAACGGTTCAGACTCGTCAAGAGATAATTGTATTTACCGACGTTAGCATTTACTCGCTCCAATACCTTGGCCCCCCTTATGTCTGGGCATCACAGTTGCTTGGCGACAATATCTCCATCATGAGTCCTAACGCGGCTGTAATTGCTTCGGGTGTTGTGTACTGGATGGGCGTAGACAAGTTCTACCAATACGATGGCCGTGTGAACACTTTAAATTGCGACTTACGCCGTTTTATATTTGGTGATATTAACCAAGAACAATCACTGCA